CGCTGGCGGGAGTGCGGTGTGGGGGGCCGCTGCTGGCGCGGGGGCCGCAGGTGCTGGTGCTGGTGCTGGTGCTGGCGCGGGGACCGTGGGCGACACCACAAGGGCTGCCTTGCAGCGCCAGCCTTTGCTGCAAGGCTCAGTGGAGGTGGTGGTGGAAATGGTGGAAATGGTGGAAATGGTTATACTACCTTTGGTGGAGGTGGTGGTGGAGGAGCAGGAGGATATACAGGAGCTGGTGGAACTGGTGGATATGGATATGTTAGCCAAACAGCTGCCCAAAGAGCAGGTGGCACTGGACAGGGAGGTGGAGGAGGTGGAGGTGGAAGTTTGAATGTAGATAGTGGATCTTCTGGAAATTTTAATAGTGGTGGAGGAGTAGGAATTTATAATGCAACCAGAACAACAGGAGCTGGAGGAACTTCAACTACTGCCAGTGGAAGTGACACTAGTTCAAAGTCTGGATTGTCTGGTTCTAGTGGAACTGCACCAACAGGAAGTAGTGGAAGATATGGCATACCGAACACCTTTACTAATTATTCAACAAGAGCTGTTGGTGGAATATATGGAGGTGGTGGTGGGGCAAGTTATCAGGCAGATAGTTCTAATAGTTGGAGAGAACCTGCAAATGGTGGCAGAGGATGTGTTAGAATTGTGTGGGGAACAGGGAGAACCTTTTCAACTTCATCTACAGTTGCTCAGGATGTTTTGTCGCAAAGATCTGCTTCTTTTTCTGATTGGACTTTTGTTGTTTGTGGTGTTACGACAGATTATAAGAGTTTTTTATCAACTAATGGAAGTTCTAAATCTGTGGGAGTTTCAACTGATTGGATGACAACAGGAGAAATCAATTTAGATAAAATTTTTGGAACAGGTTCTGATTCTGCTGCAGGTATTACTACAGGAACAAATTCTAATTATAAATGTCATTGGAACAATTGTATGATTTATAATCGTGAATTGACAAATGAAGAAATCCAAATAAACTTTGAAGCATTTAGACGTAAGTTTAATCTCTAAATAATCATAAGTTGCAAAAACTTATGACTCCTTTTCATTCGTCTGAAGAATATTTGTTCAATCTTTACACAACAAGTTCTGGAGAAGCAAGACGAATATGGAGACAGCACATTAAAGAAAATTGGAATCATAAGTGTGCTTACTGTGGTTCTGAAGAAAAATTAACTATTGATCATATAGTTCCAAGATCAAAAGGTGGAACGGATTTCACAAACAATGTTGTCTGTTGCTGCCAAGAATGCAATCATGATAAAGGACACACAGATTGGGAAGATTGGTTCTCAAAGCAAATCTTTTTTACAGAAGAAAAAAGAAGTGCTATAATAAAATGGATGCACAATAAGCAAGAGCAAGTGCTCTATAAATACCCTCAAAGACAAAATAAAGTTTTATAGTATTATGAATTTTACAATTTATTCAAAACAAGGTTGCCCTTATTGCGATAAGGTAAAGACAATTTTAAATCTTCTGAGTGAATCAAAGGGATATAAAATCACTTCATATGAACTCAATACTGATTTTAATAGAGAGCAATTCTATTCCGAATTTGGGGAAGGTTCAACATTTCCTCAGGTAATTTTAAATGATTTGCATCTTGGTGGATGTACTGATACGATCTCGTATTTGAAAGAAAATAATATGCTCTGATCGTGTCTATAAATAATTTTGGAAATTATGGCATTAATCGTGGTTTTGAGTTAATGCTTAGAAAAAAAGGAGGAGAGAAAAAGGAAACAAAATTGACATTAAGAACTTTCAATTTTGAAAAAGTATTTTCTTTCCTTAAAAGAGAGATATATTTCAAAATTGAATTAGATATAATGAAAAAAAAGTAGTCTCTCGGAGAAGATCAATGACAGCAACGTATTTAGTATTTGGTTCTTTTTTATTTGTTTTGTTTTTTATGGTGGGACTTTTTATCGGATGGAGTGCCAGAGAATATATGATGAACTATCAAGAAGGACCAAAACAAATTGCTTATCATCCAGAGTTTTACAATAAAAATGGTGAGTTAATTGATCAAGAAATTGTTTCAGTAAGATTTGATCCTGATTATTTTATTGATGAAGATGATAGTGATAATGATTGATAAATAAATTTAATTAATTTAATTCTGCATTAATTTTATGACAATGACAGTAAAAGAAAAAACAACGACTAAAAGAACCACTTCAAAAGCAAAAGAAGTTGTAAATGAAAATATAGATCTTCCTGCAAATCCTTTTGCTTTTGAAGTTTTAAATCTTGCTAGTTCACAAAGAACTAATGTAAAAAAAGTCGAAGTGCTTAAAAAATATGAGCACGATTCATTAAAAGCAATTTTTATATGGAATTTTGATGAATCGGTAATATCCGTTTTACCAGAAGGTGATGTTCCCTTTTTTGGGGATAATACGATGAAGACGACAACAATGTCTGAAAGAATTGAAGAAGCAGTTAAACAATTGAGTGATTCTTCAATCGGAGCAATTGACCAAAAGTATTCTACAATACGTAAGGAATATGATAAATTTTATAACTTTGTAAAGGGTGGTAATGATTCTTTAAATGGTATTCGTAGAGAAAATATTTTTGTAAATCTGTTGGAAGGTTTACATCCATTAGAAGCAGAGATTCTTTGTTTGTGTAAAGATAAAAAATTACAAACAAGATATAAAATTACTAAAGAAATAGTTTCTGAAGCATACCCAGATATTACTTGGGGAAATAGAAGTTAATTATGCTAATAATACATAAAAATTGTGATCCTTCTGTATCAAATAATAAAAGTTTACCCAGGAACTCTTATTTAATTACATATCTTGAAGATGATCAAACAAAATATGATATTGTTCAAGCAGGTTCGTTTGTAGAAGTATTTGATAATTACTACGACCAATATGGTAAAGGCAATATCTTAAAGATTAAATGGACAGAAGGAACTGTAAATCCAAAATCATATAACTATCAAGTTAAAGATAAAAAAACAAAAAAATAAGATAAAGGGGGGATTGTCTTCTCCCTTTTTTTGTGTTAACATAAAGTGAGAAGAAAACATTCTATGGATAAAGAAAAACTAAAACTTATTGTCCGTAATTTGGAACTTTTAGTTGATTCTCTAAAGGCAGAAATTTATTCTGATGTTTCTGCTTACACTCCTATGAAACCGATGGGAAAAAGACCAATTTTAGATTACGACGAAATCTTTGAGGATGATAATGACTAATAGAGCACGAGAACTAGTAAAGTTGCTTGAAAGATTGACAAAACAAGAACACCTATATTCTTCTGAGCAACTGATTGATATGAAAAAACAACTGCGAGTAGTAAAACAAGAACTTGCAGAACTTGAAGCAAAAACAACAAAAGGATTTGGAAAGAAATGAAACCTATTAAAGCAAAAGACCTTCTTGAACTGGATAAAAGACTTGAAGTTGTAAAACTTCAGGGTTATCCAATCCCAGAACAAGTTATTTGGCAAGCAGGAAAGGGCGATTATTCTGAAGTTCCGATTCATAACGTTCCAGTTCCTAACCATCACGAATGTGGTCAGTGGATTGTTGAACAATTGCTTGCTAATGAGAGAGGGCATTGGGGTCCAATTGAGCACCCTGGCATTACTTTTTCTTGTGCTGGATTTGTTCATAATGTTATCGTTCAGGCAAGAACTCATCGTATCGGAACTAGTTGGGATGTTCAATCTCAGCGTTATACTGGAAAGCGTGTAGTTAAGGTTGCTAAAAAGGAACTTGATGTTGAAGAGGTCTTCTATGTGCGCCCTGTGGGATTCTACACCAATCGTAAGGGTAAGAAGTATGAATGGACCGAAGAGCACCGACAACGCAAGTTAGATCGCATTTTGAGTGAGTGTGAGGAGTATGTTGATTACTATGAGCAGGGTATGTGTGAAGAGCATATTCGGGATTATCTTCCTCAGGCAATTCGTCAGAACTTTGTGGTTTCTTTCAATCTAAGGTCTGTTCTTCACTTTATGGATCTTCGTTCAAAACTTGATGCTCAACTTGAAATTCAAGCACTTTGTGATGCAATTGCTCCCGAACTGAAACTATGGGCACCAAATGTTTGGAACTACTATGAAGAGAAGAGACTGCATAGAGCACGTCTGAGTCCCTAAATATTTTTGTGTTGATTTTGTAATTTTATGGAGTATTATACTTACGCTTATTTACGAGAAGATAAAACTCCATGGTATATTGGTAAAGGTAAAGGTAGAAGAGCATATCAAAAACATGATTTCTTTTCTCCTCCACCAAAAGACAGAATACTCATTCTTAAAAATAATCTTACAGAAGATGCTGCATATAAACATGAAATTTATATGATTAATGTTTTTGGTAGAAAAGATTTGGGAACTGGAATTCTTCGCAATAAATCAAATGGTGGAGATGCTCCTCCTATCTTTACTGGACATACTGAAAAAAGTAAAGAAAAGATACGAAATTCCTGCAAGGGTAGATTATTGGGTCCAGGTATGAGTGAAGATGCGAAAAATCGTCTTTCTAAACGAAATAAAGATATGGGAATAAAACCTCCCTTACATGTTAAATCGTTTAAATTGATGTCTCCAAAGGGGGAAATATATAATGGTGACAATATTAATGAATTTTGTGAACTACACAATTTAAAACCCTCTTGCATATATGATTTGCGTAGAGGAAGACAACAACAACATAAAGGATGGAGATTGGTTTAATGGCAATATATCCAGTTTATAATCCGGAAACGGGTGAAAAAAAAGTTATTGAAATGAGTGTCCATGATATTATGGATTGGTATGAAAATAATAAACCTTGGTCCCGTGATTGGTCACAAGGATGTGCCACACCAGGAGAGATTGGTGATATGCTAAGTAAGCACGTCAGCAGAAATCCTGGATGGAATGAGGTACTTTCTAAAGTTTCAAAGGTTCCTGGGGCAAACGTAAAACCGATTTAACTATGGCAAGAAAAAGAAGAAACAATGACAATCAACCAATTGGTGTTGGTTACACATCCAAACAGATGAAGAGGAGAAAACCAATCAGTGCTGATTATCTCATTGATGTTGAACCTTTAACAGAGAATCAAAGAAAACTTTTTGAATCATATAAAAACGGAAAACATTTGGTTGCTTATGGTTGTGCTGGTACTGGTAAAACATTTATCAGTCTCTATAATGCACTTAAAGATGTATTAGATGAGACAACACCATACGAACAAATCTATGTGGTTCGTTCTCTTGTAGCAACTCGTGAGATTGGTTTTCTTCCAGGAGACCACGATGATAAGTCTGCTCTTTATCAAATTCCTTATAAGAATATGGTAAAGTATATGTTCCAAATGCCCAGTGATGCTGATTTTGAGATGCTTTATGGTAATCTCAAATCTCAGGAAACTGTAAAGTTTTGGAGCACATCTTTTATTCGTGGTACAACACTTGATAATTCAATCATTATTGTTGATGAATATCAGAACCTTAATTTTCACGAATTGGATTCTATCATTACTCGTGTTGGTGAAAATAGCAGAATTATTTTTTGTGGAGATGCCACACAATCTGATTTGGTTAAAACAAATGAAAGAAACGGCATTAGTGATTTTATGAATATTCTAAGAAAGATGGAATCTTTTGATATTATTGAATTTGGAGTAGATGATATTTGT